GATCCCATCACGACTGGTCAGCCCACGGTGGGCGCTGCTGATCTAGCCCAAGAGCATGATCTGTCGCTTGCGGCTATCACGACTGGTCAACCTGCCATTGGTCAACCTACAGCCAGTGAGGCACAGGTTCTTAATCCTGACCCGATTGTTACAGGCCAGCCGACTGTTGGCTCTGCCGAGATGGCAGTCATCAGTAATCTGTTCCCTGCTGCTATTACCACAGGCCAGCCGACAGTTGATGCTTCTGACATCACTCAAGTGCAGACCCTTACGGGCGATAGCATCATCACGGGACAGCCTGTCGTTGAGCCTATCACGGCTGTTATCACGTTCATCCTTCTTGGTGATGACATCACGACTGGTGCGCCTGTGGTTGGTAACCTCTTTATCAATGCTTCTAGAAAACGTGTGGTTTCTGTTGATGGTGACACGACAAACCAAGTTGCTATCGCTGAAGTGTCTAATAACGTAGAGTTTGGTGGTAATAACTACGCTCAACTACAGAACGAATATAACAAGGTTGCATGACAATGGCTTTCAGCATTAAACAGAATGACACTTCTCCCTCCCTGCAAGCCACCCTCAAGGACGCAGCTTTAACGGCTATTAACCTTACAGGGGCCACTGTTCGCTTCCACATGAAGTCTGTAGATGGCACCGTCAAAGTTGATGAGGTGATGACTGTTGTAAGTGAAGATAATGGTATCGTTCAGTATGATTGGGTATCTGGTGACACTGACACTGTTGGTACTTACTATGTTGAGTTTGAGGTTACTTATGCAGACGCCTCTGTAGAAACCTTTCCTAACAATGGAAATAAAGTTGTGTCTGTCGTAAGAGAGTTAAACTGATGACGCAAGGGCGCAGTGGAAATTGGACAAGACGTGCCTTTGAAATCCCAGATGCCCGCCTTGTACAAGCGGAAAGAGAAGTTTACAGCCAATACGGGGTTCAAGTCTCTGTTGATGCTAAGGCTAAGAGCCTGCTTAGGTTTGGTAAGACGGGCCTTATGACGTTACAAAACCAAACTATTTGGACACTTGGTGGACATGAAACTTATGTCTCTTCTAATCTAATTAGTCATATATCTTCAAGTTCTGCCCTTGATACCCAAACTATACGCATAGAGTGTCACACTCTTGATGGTAGTGGAAACTTTACATTCCTCGTGCAAACTGTCACCTTAAACGGGCAAAATAAGGTAGCACTGCCGACCCCAGTGGCTAGAGTGTCTTCCCTTAATAATTCAAACGGCATCGACCTTGTTGGGAGAGTTGTTGTTTATGAAGACACCCCTATTGTTGGGGGCATTCCAACAGACGGTACAAAAATTCACATTGATATTCCTGCTGGAAAAAATCAGTCTTTTAAAGCCGCTACGACATTCGATTTTGAAACCTTTGCCTTTCTGACATATGGTTTTGGTGGGGTGGGTAACAAACAGACCGCTAACGTAGAATTTCAATTAGAAGTTCGTCCTAAAAGTGGGGTATTTCAAACTGTTTCCGCGTTAGTTGCAGGATCAAGTTCCGGTAGTTTTTCTATTAATCTTGATCCTGTCGCAATTATTCCCACTAACTCCGATGTTAGGGTTACTGCAACATCTGATAATGCTGGTGCGGAAGCCTTTGTCAACTTAAACATCTATTTGGCAAAGGTTATCGGATAATGCCGTACTCCTCCGCAAAAGAAGTTCCTTCTAATGTCCCTGCTGAAAAAAAGAAGCAGTTCATGGAAGTATTCAATTCCGTTTATTCTAAAACTAAAGATGAAGGACGTGCTATGGCCGCTGCTTACAGTGCAATTAAAAAGGCTCAATACGCTAATGACATCTTCACTACCGAGATGGAAGCTGTAGCCCGTAGCTACGACATGGGTCTGGAAGGTAAAGTCCACGTTTCTGATTACAACGGACAGGCCGTTTATATGCCCGCTGAGAGCCACGAGGACTATCTGGAACACTATGCCCCAGAAACGGAAGAGGAAGGGCCTGAAGAGGCCCCTGAGAGCCGCCTAGAGATGCTCCGTGTAGTGATCCAAGAAATTCTGAAAGAGGACATTCAGAAGGCAGAATATCAGGGACAAAAAGTCTCCCTGAATAAGCCCCGTCGCATCCAAGGTGGTAACAAAAAGTTTGAGGTTTTTGTTCAGGATGGTGACAAAGTAAAGCGAGTCACTTTTGGCGATCCCAACATGGAGATTCGTCGTGATAACCCAAAGGCTCGCGCTAATTTTCGTTCTCGTCATTCTTGTGACACTGCTACGGACAAAACTTCTGCCCGTTACTGGTCTTGTAGGATGTGGGAAGCAGATGTTTCGGTGAGTACAATGACTAAAAACATTGAAGGTAAAATTCTTAAAGCTGATGATGAGCAGCGCATGGTATATGGTTGGGCCTCGGTTATTACGGAAAAGGGCGAACCCGTTATTGACCGCCAAGGCGATATGATTGAACCTGAAACTCTTGTCAAAGCAGTGAACGATTTCATGGAGCATGTGCGTGTAGGTAAAGCTATGCACACTGGGGAACAGGTTGGTGTTGTTGTACACTCTCTCCCTATCACCAAGGAAATTGGTGAGGCTCTTGGTATTCACTCTGACCGCGAAGGCTGGATTGTGGCTTATAAAGTCTATGATGATGCAGTTTGGGATATGGTCAAGAGTGGTGAGTTGGCCGCATTTAGCATTGGCGGTCGTGCAATAAAGGAAGATTGGAATGCCTAATCTACTTAAAAACCTCATGCTTGAGGAACTGTCCCTAGTGGATCGTCCAGCCAATGCTCAGGCAATGGTAAGCCTCTTCAAGCGTGACGATTCCCAAGAGGAAGTTGAAAAAATGGATGAAGAAATGAAGGCCAAAGTTAAGGCTTACATGGAAGAAAACGAAGTCACCGAAGAAGAGGCAATGAAAGCCTGCGGCTACCAAATGGAAAAGTCGGAAGGTGATAATGAAGACGGCGAAGGTCTGGAAAAAGCCGAAGAAGATGTTGAGGCCCTCAAAGCCGATCTTCAAGAAGCCCTGACTAAAGCAGAGACTCTTCGTATTGAAAATGAGTTCCTTCGTAAGGGTCTTATTGAAAACGGTTTTGTCATTAAAGCAGAAGCTATTGAGAAAAAAGCTGCTGACGAGATGATCGAAGTCGAGGGTGAGATGGTGGTTAAGGCGGATATTCCTGCCCCTGTTCTCAAGGCCCTTGAAACTGCTGCTATTGAAAAAGCAGATGTTATCCTCACCAAGAAAGCGGAAGAAGCTCTGCCTCACTTTGAGGTTGGTGTAGCCAAGAAACTGGTTAAATCTTTTGGTGAAGATGAAGCTATCATGGCGGCTCTGGCTGCTGCTGACAAAGCTTTCGAAGCGGCTATGCAAGAATTTGGTAAGTCGGGTGTTGATGGTGAGTTTGACTCCGCTGCCGACAAGCTGGATGCTTTGGTTAAAAACTACATGGAAACCAACAAATTTAAGAAGAGTGAATACGCCAAGGCTTATGCTGCTGTAGCTAAGACCGAAGAAGGCAAAGCTCTGATTAACAAATCCTATAAAGGAGAATAACAATGGCTGTGATGCAGTCCCGCGATAATCGCACTTTCATTGCTGGCGAAGACCTCTCGTCGGCACAATTCAAATTCGTTACCCTTGAGTCGGATGGTCAGGTTGATCTGGCAGATTCCGCTGGTGAAAACGCTATCGGTATCTGCCTCGTCGGTGGTGCAGCCGGTGCTGCTGTTACGGTCTGCGTGAGCGGTTCGTGCATGGTGGAAGCTGGTGGTACGATTGCTGCTGGTGCCGCTATTCAGGTTGGTGCCGATGGTACTGCCCTGACTGCTGCTTCGGGTGATTACACTATGGGCTATGCCCGTGAAGCTGGTGTGGACGGTCAAATCATTGAGATGGAACTGATCCAAGGCGGCAACATTGTTGCTTAATAATTAACCAGCAATTGCTATAAAAGGATTTATAATATGCCTATGCTGACTCCCTCTGCTGTGCATATCGACCAGCCGCTCTCGAATCTGACGCTGGCTTATGTGCAAGAACAGTCCAACTACATTGCTGACAAAGTGTTCCCCACCATTGGTGTGGCTCGTCAGTCGGACAAATATTACATCTACGACCGTGCCAACATGAACCGCACTGGCGACGTTAAGAAACTCGCCCCGCGTACCGAAGTTGAGCGCATTGGTATGGCGATTTCGAACTCGTCGTACTTCGCAGATGTCTATGGTCTGGGTATGGACTTTGACGAACAAACTCTGGCTAACGAAGATGCTGCTCTGGACATTCGTTCGGCTGGTGCTGAAACCCTCGTCAACCGTCTGCTGATTCACCGTGAAGAGCAGTTTGCTTCGACCTTCTTCGCTGCCTCAATCTGGGGTACGGATCTTACTCCGTCGAACCTGTGGTCGGACTACACCAACTCGACTCCGATTTCGGATGTTACGACCGCTCGTCGTACTGTCCAACTCAAGTCGGGTGGCTTCAAGCCCAATACTATGGTTGTTGGTAAAGAAGTCCGTGACAAGCTGGTCAATCACCCGGATATTCTGGCTCGCCTGAATGGTGGTGCAACCGTCACCAATACCGCCCTGATTACTGACGCCAAGCTTGCAGAAATCTTTGAAGTGGAAAACTTCTACGTCATGGAAGCTGTCAAGAACTCGTCGGCAGAAGGTATTGCTGAGTCGAATGCCTTCATCGGTGGTAAACATGCCCTGCTGGTTCATACCCCGCGTTCGGCTGGTCTGATGACCCCGGCTGCTGGTGCAACCTTCGCATGGAACAACATGCCGGGTGTGAACAACCTCGGTGTGACCGTGGAATCGTTCTCGGATGATGCCCTGCGTCGTGTTGGTGTTGCTGAACATATTCAGGTCAAGATGGCTTACGATATGAAAGTCGTCGGCGCTGACCTCGGTTACTTCTTCAATACCGTTATCGCCTAAGATAACTCTGGGGAGGCTGCTTAGGTGGCCTCCCTATACAAAAAAAGGTATCCCGACATGCTTCATAAAATGCCCTTTCAGTTTGATAGGCCCCTCTTTGTAAAGATTGCTTTTACTGCTGCTGGCAAAGATTGGGGTATCCAACAAGAGTTTCCTTGGAAAGAAATGTCTATGGATTCTGACAAGATCCAAACTCTCTATAACAACGGCTATCTGTACCACAATGAAAAGATGGAAGTTGAAAGAAGGGTTGGAGATGGTCTTGAAGTCCTGGATATTGAAGCCCTTCGTATTCTTGTAGACCAGATCAATGAAAAAGTAAAGAAACATTCCCGCACTACAGTAGAGTACAACACTCGTAAGTGTAGGAAATCCGCTGTACCCGATAAACAACGTGGCCTTATCCGTAGCTGGCGCAGAAACTACGGACACTTGGAGAGCCTGTAATGTCTTGGTCCTATGATGCAACTAATCTTGATACTGACGATCTTAGTGGTCGTACTAATGTGGTGCGATTTCTCGTAGGAGATACTGATACTACAGACCAACTTATCCAGAATGAAGAGATTGCGTTTGCTCTGGGACAGACTAACAACAACGTCTACTATGCAGCCTCTCAGTGTGCTATGGCCCTGTCCTCAAAGTTTGCTCGTCAAGTAGATACACAGCTTGATGGTGCCCTCTCTGCTGACTATGACAATCTGAGTAAAAAGTATAGGGAACTTTCCTTCCAACTCAAACAAGAGGGTCTCCGTAATTCAGGAAGATCCTTCTCTGTCTACGCAGGCGGGCTTACTGTGTCTGGGATTGACGCAGTTCGTCAGAATACTAACAGGGTTCGTCCAGCTTTTCGTCGTGATCGTTTCAAGAATGGTGTGGATTCTGTAGAAGACTACTACAATGATTTCGAGTAAGGGGGGCTACCAATGTCCTTTAGGTCTTATGACCTTCTTAAGTTGGTTGAAGACTATGGTCAGGAAGCCACTCTCAGGAAGGTAACAACTTTTGGCTCTTACGATACTACAACAGGCTCTGTCTCAGGAAGTGCTACTACCAATTACTCAATCAAATGTTACTTCTACAACTACGATAACGGCCTTAACCTAAATACAGATTTGGTTCGTAAGGTTAGTCGTAAGTGTTTGGTTGCTGCTAAAGGACTGGCTGTAGTACCTGATGAAGAAGATCTGATTGTAGGTTTTAATGAAAGCGTCAGAATTAACTCTGTAGTTTCTATCTTCTCTGGTACCACTGCTATCTGCTATATTTGTGATGTGAGAGAATAATGGGCGTTAAGATTACACTCTCAGGATTTCAAGAAGAAGCAGATGCTATTAATAGTTTCCAAGAAGCTGTTATCCGTGGTGCCTTGGATGAGGTGATTGAGTATCTTGCTACAGCCTCCCCGGTTGATACTGGTGCCTACATTGAGTCTCACTCTATTAAGAGTAATAACACTCGGGGTAGGGGATACGACTCTAAAAGGAGAAAGAGGGGTTCGGGCGGAGACCAAAACAGAGAGATTGCCCTGAATCAACTTCTTGGTGATGTAGAGAAACTAGACTTTGAGTCCGATACTATTACTGTCAGGAATGACTCTCCACATGCAGTCTTTGTAGAATATAAGCACGGTTACTACATCTATGAAGGTCTTAGTGCTTTGCAGTTTTCTGGGGAACCCAAGGGCTATGGTAAGAATTACGAAAGATACTATGGCAGCGGTGGAGAAGAGTAATGGCTGATATTAATAGAGACATCAGGGCTGCTCTTGAAGGTAAACTAGCTAATATTGTTGGTATCCCTCCTATCGCCTATGAAAACGTAAACTATGATCCTACTCTTGGAACCTCATATGTCAAATCTTCTTTTCAGCCAGTTAGTAGACGCCCTGCTGCTAGGGGCCTTAACCCCCAACAACTTTACACTGGCAATTTCATTGTTACAGTTTATTCCCCCGAGGGAAATGGCCCCGGTACTGCGGATGCTATCGCAGAGACTTTGGTAGAAGCTTTTGAGGCAACTACAGACATTTCCTACACAAACGCTTCCGCTGAAACTATCATCGTATCCATTGACTACGCAGAAAGAAGACAGGGTATCCACGATACACCTTGGTACTTTATTCCAGTGGTTATCAGATGGTACATTTACAAATAATCCTAGTAGGAGAATACTAACATGGCTTTTGCACAAGGCTCTCGTTCTCGCCTTTCCTATGGTGTTGAAACCACTTTTGGAACTGCGGCAACTTCTTACACCACACTCCCCTTTACTACGCACTCTTTGAATCTCACCAAGGATCGTGTTGCTGGTAATGATATTCAACCGGATCGTATGCCCCGTGTTGATCGTCATGGCAACCGCCAAGTGTCTGGGGATATTGTTGCTGACCTTCGTGATGGTAACTACGATACTCTCATGGAATCGGCAATGCTGTCTACTTGGTCTACCAATGTCCTTAAGGTTGGTACTACACCAAAATTTCTGACTTTCGAAGATTACGCTGCTGATATTGACCAAGCACGTCTGTTTACTGGTTGTACTGTTAATAGCATGGGCGTTTCCCTTGCCCCTAACCAGATGGTTGTTGGTACCTTTGGTATTGTTGGTAAGGATATGGCCATCAGTGCCACAGAAAAAACCAGCACTGGCTCTGGTGTAGCTCAACCTTTTGATTCCTATTCTGGGGATCTGGCTATTGGTAACGTTGGGGCCGCTTCGTCTGTGGCTATTGTCACTGCTCTGGACTTCTCTGTGACCAACTCTTTTGCTCCGACCTTTGTCATTGGGGAAGATACTACCCCCTCTCTGGAATTTGGTCGTGCAGTTGTTGAAGGCACTTTCTCTGCTTACTTTGAAGATGCCTCGCTGATTAACCGCTTCCTGAACGAAACTGAAACTGAGATTGAAGTCTCTGTGGCTGACCCCTCGGGTAATACTTACACCTTCCTCTTCCCCAAAGTTAAGATTAACTCGGCAGATGTTGGTGTGGATGGTCCTACGAGCCGCCTCATCTCCATGTCGTTTGTTTCGCTCTATGATTCGACCGAACTGACCAACCTGTCTATTACTCGTCCCGCTTAATACGGAATACCCTAGCTAGGGTTGGGGAGGGCTGGTGTCGGGTCTGGTCCTCCCCTCTTTTTACTACCCGACGATAACCCCGATAACACCCGAAAGGAAATCCCGATGGACCTGAAAAAACTTGTACCTACCTCTGATGTTGTAGTTGTGGAACTTCTTCACCCCAGTGACCTTAGTCCTCTTGGTATGACTATTGAACTCTTTGCTCCCCATACCAAGGAGTACAAAAAGGTTAACTATGAGTTGCAGAACAGACGCCTTAACAAGATGCAACGCGCTAAGAAAGTTTCCCTAGACATTGATGTAGAAGATCTGGAAAAAGACCAGATTGAACTTATGGCCAAGACTACAAAATCTTGGGACATCGAATATGATGGTGAAAATCCTCCTAAGCTTACTGTAGCCAAGGCTAAGGAAATCTACGAAGATGCCTTCTGGATTCGTCCTCAGATCGAAGCTGCTTGGGCTGATAGTCTGGATTTTACCAAACTCTGATTTCGGATCTTGTAGCATTCGCTGAACATCAGTTTGAATTGAACAAGCCGGATCAGAGTGGAACAACGCCTAGAGAACATCTAGAGCAAATAGAAAGGCAGACTAAGAAAAGACCGCAGGAACTAGATGGACCCGACTTTCCTCCCGCAGCGTCTTACCTCTGGTCTGCCTTTATTAGTTTGAGCAGTGCAAGGGGACAAGGGTTTAATGGCCCTCTCCCGATTTCCTACACAGAGATAAAATCCTGGATGGAACTTACTAACAATTTCCTTAATGCTTGGGAGATTGAAGGTATTAAAGAACTTGATAGAGCATACTTGAGGGTCGCAAATGGCTGAGGCAAGACTTGATATTAAGGTTGTAGGCTCTGAGAAGCTTAAGCAAACCGCTAAGGATTTTGTAAACCTTAGTAAAGAAGCCAACCTTACAAAAGAAAAGTATAGTGCCCTTGGTGCTGCCCAACTTCGTATGGTTGAGGCTAACAAGAAGCTTACCACTACACTTGCTACCCTTAAGAAACTCTATGACGAGGGTAAAATCAGTCTTGATAGTTATCGCAAAGCTAAATACGAAGCAGAGCGTCAAGCCAGAGAGTTTATCAAGACCGATAAAAATCTTATTGCTGTAGAAAGAGAACGTAAGAGGTCTCTGGAAGAAGCCCAAAAGGCACAGAGAAGAGCCTCTGAGGAAGCAGATAGAGCGCGTCAAAAACACGACCAACTTTATGCTGCTGAGGTGAGGCTTACTAAAGCCACTCAGGAATTGGCTATGGCAGTCAAAGGTGGGGGTATGGCCCAAGAAAGGGCTGACGCTCAACTTGAGATGCTCACCAAAGACTACCATCTTTGGATTCAAGCTGTTAAAAGTGGTAACTATGCCATGATTAATAGCGGCAACCAATTCGCCAGATTTAATGATCAAGTTTTCCGTGCCCAACAAAGAGTTAAGCGTTTTGCTTCTGTAGGCTTGCAACAAGCTGGTTATCAGGTCCAAGACTTTATTGTCCAAATCCAATCTGGTCAAAGTGCCTTGGTTGCTTTTGGTCAACAAGGGTCTCAGCTTGCCGGTATCTTTGGATCTTGGGGCATTTGGATTGGTGCTGGTATCGCAGCTTTCACTGGCCTTATGATGGTACTACAGGCTTTCGATACAGAAGCTAAAAAACTTGCAGAGACTATAAAGGAACAAGAGGAACTTATCAAGAGCCTTACTCAATCCTTGGAGGACTACGATATTGCTCTTACAGCGGCTGCTCTTGGAACTACACCTGATTTGGTTAGGGTTAGTGCTGCTATTAAAAAGAACCAAGAACTGATGGAAGAGGCGAGAAAAGAGGTTGAGGAGTACCAAAAAGCATTGGATGCTGTTACCCTTTTGAGCGGCCCGGGTGATACTTTTTTCTCTCAGCTTGGTATGAAGCTTGGGGGGAAAGACCCAAGTGCAGATCTTGCCGCTGCTAAAAAGAGGCTTGAAGAACTCAAAGAAGTAGAGGTAGGTCTTGAAGTACAACTTGCAGATCTTCAACAGAAGAGGTTCGAAGAAACTCACCTTGCTAACGAACAACAAGAACAGCTTCTAACTCATATGCTATTGTTTGGAAAAGAATCCATCGAAGTAGAAAACAAAAGGGCGACTATTGCTAGGCAAAACTATGAGAACGAACTCAAAGCTATGGTCTCCAAGGCCGAGATTACTCAAGGCCAATCCGATATTTTTTTGGAAGAGTATGATCTTCGACGAACGCTAACTGAAGAAGTAAAAGCGCAAGAAGCGGCCCTAGACAGACAAAAAGCTATCCAAGATGCCATTAAAGCTAGTGTAGATAATACTAACTACAGCAAGGTAACTGAGGCTGCTAAGAAGCTTAAAGAAGAGTTGAAGATTACTCTCCACGCAGCCTTGGGGCTTATGGGGGTACTTGGTGCTGCAAGAAAAGATGCCCCAGTTCTTGATCCTAGGGAACAGCGTTACGATCCTGCCGTTGCTAGAGTTGAATACCTCCGTGAAATAATGAAAAGCGGGGATCTCTACAAAGACTTTCCCAAGACCTCTACTAGCCGGGGTGGTGGTGGTAAGTCCGAAGCTGAAACTCTTCAAGACAAGATCAACAAGCTTGTAGAACAGATTGCCAAGGAAAGAGAACTTCTCGGTCTTACAGAAGCCCAGCAAAAGATTGTACAAGCCCTTGGGTCTGACTACAAAAAAGCTGGTGCAGATGTTCTTAAGTCTCTTGAGGATCAAATCAATCAGCAGCTTCGTCTGAATGAACGCCTCAAGACTACCCAAGAAATCTTTGATACAATCTCTTCCGCTGCTTCTCAGGGCTTTATGGCTATGGTTGAGGGCACCAAGACTGTTAAAGATGCCTTTAGGGATATGGCCAGAGAGATTATCAAGAAACTCTACGAAATTCTTGTAGTCCAGCAGATAGTTGGTTCTTTTAATCCACAAAGTGGTCAAAGCAGTGGTCTTGTAGGACTTATCGGGAGTGCGCTGACTGGTACGCCACTTCTCCCGGCCCCTGCTGCTGCCCCTGCTATAGGTAAAATGGCGTCTACTTCCAAGATTGCCCCTGTCGTAGTCAATCAAAGCTTCAGCTTTGCAGCTAATGGGGATGAAAGTGTCAAGAGAATAATTGCTCAATCTGCACCTCAAATTGCACAAATGACACAGAAACAGATCATGGATAGCCGCAGACGTGGTGGTCAAATGAAAGCAACATTTAGTTAAGGGAACCTCAAATGGCAATTAGTTATCCTCTGAGTACTCCCACTACTATTGGGATTGAGAGTATCACTCTTAGGGCTATCAATGCTACGGCTGCTTCTCAATCTCCTTTTACCTACAAACAGCAAGTGATCGACCTTGGTGGGCAGAGGTGGGAAGCCTCTGTCTCTATCCCCTCGACCAGACGTGACCTCTCTGCTGATTGGGTGGCTATGCTGGTGGCTCTGAGGGGGGCTGTGGGCACCTTCCTTCTGGGAGACCCCGACTACGTTACCCCTAGAGGAGATGTATCCTCCTGCTCTGTTACAGGCTCTGCTGGTGACTCTACCGTTTCTGTAGTAATGACTGGGACTCTTAAAGCTAGTGACTATATCCAGCTTGGGTCAGGGTCTTCTGCCAGACTACACAAAGTACTTGTAGACCAAACTGGTAGTGGAAACCTCGAAATCTGGCCCAGTCTCCGCAGTGATTACACGTCTCAAGCTGCTGTAATAAGTTCTCCTAAAGGGGTCTTCCGTCTTAAACAAAATGTGGCTGAATGGTCAATCAACAATGCTAGTGAGTATGGCATTAGCTTTGAAGCAATAGAGGTAATTACATAATGGCTGATAAGAAGATTTCTGAACTTACAGCGTTGACTGGGGCTAATGTTAGTGATGCTAATGACAAGCTCGCTATTGTAGATGCCTCTGCAAATGAAACTAAGTATATCACTCGTTTGGAATTGTTCGAGTCTGTTGGTGAAACTGATTTTCACGTAGACCAAGGTAATGGTAGAGTCGGCATCGGCACCACATCACCGACCGAGGCGCTTGATGTGAACTCGGACGCGATCCGCATTCGCACGGCCCAAACCCCGGCCAGCGCGTCGGCAACTGGTACCACTGGTCAGTTCTGCTGGGACAGCGACTACGTCTATGTTTGCGTGGCAACAAACACTTGGAAGCGCTCGGCGCTTTCGACTTGGTAAGGTAAGATAAAATGGACGAAAGCTGGCATCTCTCTAAATCTGTTCCTATCACACTAATCGTGGGGTTGGTAGTTCAAGTCATTGGCGTTGTCTGGATGTTTAGCCAGATGTCGTCCGATGTAGAAAACAACAGTAAAAGACTGGATCATGTTGAAGTAAAAGTTAATGAAATTACCGATAGAGCGCAACAACAAGCTATTCAGCTAAGTAGAATTGAAGCACAAATTGACGCCCTAATGGATAAGACTGATCGTATTTTGGTAGCAATGACAAGTAAGTGAGTAGGTTATGTCCAGAGACCTTTCCCAAACTACAGTAGACCTGCTAGACGATGATGTAATCTACCCCTTCTTTGCTGTTGAACTGTTGTTCGATGGAGACCAAACTCTTAGACTTTGGACTGGTGTAGGAACCTTGGTCTACCAAAGCCAGAGTTGGTATGGAACTGGTAGTCTTCTGGCTATTGATGCTATTGAGGAAACCTCTGAGATTGCTGCTAAAGGGGCTACTCTTACTCTTAGTGGTGTCCCCTCGGAAGTTATCTCTCTGGCTCTCAGTGAACCCTATCAAGGGAGGGTGGCTAAGATCTACTTTGGTACCTTCTCTTATGGCCTTTTGCTACAAGAAGATGCTGCCTTTATTCTTCTGGAAGATGGATCAAAGATCAAGCTTGAAAATCGTAAGACTGATTTGACTGAAATCTTTGTAGGCTATATGGACAAGATGGACATTGAGGAAACCCCTGATAACTCTACAATCACACTTGCTCTTGAGAACAAACTGATTGATCTGGAAAAGCCCAGACCCCCAAGGTTTACTTCTTCTTATCAGAAATCTATCTACCCTGATGATTTGGGTCTGGACTTTGTAGAAAGCCTACAGCAAAAAGAACTGTTCTGGGGAAAGAGGACACCTAGCTAATGATTACTTACCAGCAAGAGTTTTTGTGTAGCTGTGAGAAAGAAGCACAAGAACTGATCCGATTGCACTGGGAAGAGATTGCAACTAATAAAGAAACTATCAAACTTAATCCTGATTGGGATCTTTACTATGCACTAGAAGACAGGGGAAACCTGAACATCTACACTGCTAGAGAAGACGGTAGGTTGGTAGGCTACTTTGTAGTTATCGTTGGTTCTAATCTACACTACAAAGATCATATGTTTGCAGAGAACGACATTCTGTATCTACACCCAAACTACAGACAAGGTTGGACAGGCATACGTCTGCTCAAATTTGCAGAGAAGGCCCTTAAAGAAGAGGGAGTATCTGTCATCAAGATTAACACCAAAGTTCATAAGCCTTTTGATCCTTTGATGGAATGGCTTGATTATAGTCTGACTGAGAGAGTCTACACTAAATACGTAGGGGATTAATACATGGCTATTTCTGCTGCTTCAGCTCTCCTTTCGACAGTTACTACTGCTGTGACTGGTGGTACTATGCTTGGTGGCTTTCTCATTGGTCAAACTGTCGGGACTATGGTAACGCACTTCCTTGTTACCACTGCTATGGGGGCTGTTATGAATGCCCTTACCCCCAAGCCTTCTACTGGTCCCTCTGGTTACAATATTACTACGACTAACTCTACTGCACC